TCAATGCGCCAGAGCACCTAGTCTCGATAAGATACTCGTGCTTGTTGTAATCAAGATCGAAATCTTCAAAGAAGCTAACATTTCCGCCCTTATCAGCGCCGACTGTATAGTCTCGCAAATTAACAGCGATGCCTTCGAGAGCATACTCAATGCCATTCTTAACACGAGTAATATTATCGAAAATCTCTACCTCGACAATCTTCGAAACTCGCATCTCGTCAGCAAGTTCTTGATCAGTCTTATAAAGACGATGCCCCATCTTATCGCGAACCAAACGGCACTCAGTAAGCTTGCTCGGGCCCATAAACATTACGGGAGCACCGGAACCCTTATAATCCTTACGAGCCCGAATAGCAGCATCAATGAAAGCCTCGGCTTTCTCTTCTTCCGTTGCATCCTCTTCATTCTCGACAACGTAATGCATAGAGTAAATCTCGTCATCGGTATAGATCGGACGAATATTATCGGGCTTGATCTTATCTTCGACATCAGGATTACGGCCATCGCCAACAAGAATAGCTCGACCAAGCTCCTCATTAAGCATCATACGCATCTCAGCTTTAAGCCACGCAACAACGTCGAAATCGGTAATGTCGATAACGTCGTCGCGATCCATCTTTTGAAGTTTGTAAATAGTCTGCGGCGTTGTGCTGCGCTTAAGAACAGGAATAACTTCTTCAATCTTCTTATTGCCCTTAACATAACCCTTAGCACGAGCCTCATTGGCCGTAATGTTTGCCGTAGAGGACTTCACCCTAGAGAATGGAGTTTTATTAACACCGCCAAGAACAGTATCAACCCACTCCATATTGCGAGAAATCATAGCCGGAGGATTAGTGACCGACTGAGCTTCGGGGAACAAAACCTCAACATTGGTAATGCCATGCTCTAGAACAGCATCCCGAAGACTACCGATACGTTTAGCATCGCTAAGAATCTGCGTCATCTCATCATGCGACAAAACGTCTTCTGCACCCGTCTCCGAATCGAAAACATTAAATTTCATATCATCATTTCCTTCCATGTATCCATGCTCGACATCTTCATCTTCATCTTCTTCGTCTTCTGAATCATCAGAAGACATATCTTCAACGACCATGCCAATAAGAGCTTCAACAGCTGTACGCTGCTTTTCGCTCAACGTATCAATAACGTCGCCAATAGTTTCTTCCGACGAATCTTCATGCTCCAAAACATCCGCTTCATTATTTTTACCAGCCACGATTTCCTCCGTTTCTGCATCTGATTCCGAATCTGCTTCGTCATTGGGCTCGCCATCAGAAATATCATCAGAATGAACAAGCGGCTCGTTCATCCATATAATGGCATCATCCTCCAAAATTTCAGTATACCCATCCGCGTGAGCAAGAGTTACGTTTTCTATGTATGCTCCAGGATTTGCTCCGGCCAAAACCAAACTTACTTCTCTAATAGCTCCATGAATAACATCGGCTCCATTTTGCTTAAGTTGATTTGCATAAATCGATAGGGACCTAATATCTCCATGCTGAACTAATTTTTTGCCATTTTGACCTTTTTCGGTGTCGTTAAACGAACCATAAGTGTATACACCATCATCACGATTTTCAAGAAGTGCATGGCCTAAAACATCTTCGGGCTCATCATGCTTGTGAGACCAAACAAGCGGAACTATCATGCCATCACAATCTTTAAAAGCATCCTTTCTAATAATACGCCCGTCAGAACACCGAACATTATTACGTGTAGCATACCCACAAAAATCGTATTTTTCTTTTTTCATCGGACCTCCTCTCATCTATACATTTCAAGTCTTTCAGTATCATCATTTACAGGAACCGGCGGAGCGGCTTCTTGCTCCTTACTTTGGCTAATGTTTCTATTTCTCAATTCGTCGGCATTTGGATCTGTAGACGGTTTGTAACCAATAATAGTTCGTATCTCATTCGGAGCTAGTATTTCGTTACGAGCAAATTTGTCAGCCACCTCGGCTATTTCTGCCGCCGGAGTGAAGCTAAACGGATTCCTATAATACGCGATGGACTGATGTTGAGATCTTGCAGTTTGTGAAATGAACTTGCGCTTGAACTCATTGGCTATTGCGTCTAAAATCGGGTTTGTAGTTCGCTTATAATAGTTGTTCATTGTATTCTCGTCGGCTGTTCCATCCAATACTGCTTGGTTAATAGCTAACTGGCTGTATAGCGTTCTCGTTAAATATTCAACCTCGGGCATTAGATTATTTTCAACCGAACGATTCAACTGCACAATCTTTTCGGTACCATCGGTATAAGCAATTCCATATGAATGGTTTTCAAGTTGATCTGTGATGTCTTTAACTCGTTTTTCAGCCTGCTTTCTACGTGTTTCGCTCTTAATAGTATACGGAAGTTGAAGAATTAGATCTAATTTTTTAGTAGCCAAATCATCATCTATAATATCTATCAAAGCTAATTTACTAACAAGTCTTTTTAGAATCGAATTCGGTTCGTTCATAACGGCATAAAACGGGTTTTCTATAATCGCAACATTTCGTTTTAACATACGAATTGTTTCTCTAGTACCACGTTTATCGTTATAAACTTCAAGATCCACCATTCTTGGATACCATGCTATAATACGACCCGTCCTCATTGTGTATATGTCGTATGAATCTGACAAATTTGGATCCGATGATGTATCTATTGGAACAGCAGCCACTACGCCTTCATCCAGCATAGACATAACCATATCTTGAACAAATGCCTGGCCTGTTTGATCACAATTAGCTTCTACTGTAAAAATTTTATTTAATCCCGAATTTACTTCCTCCAAAAAACCGCCATTTTCATCGGTTTTTATATGTTGTATTCTAGCCTGAGCAGCATCAGTAGCTATTCTATTAAAAATTCCGGGAATTATTGTTTTCTCAGTAGAATATGATGTATAACGTTTAGCCGGATTATTCCAAGAACCAACAGCCGAAACAGTATAAAAGCCTCCGTCATTAGATGCACCATCTAAATCCATATTAATAGGCTCATCTTTATTTTTGAAGGCATCCCAGCCACGTTTAATACGTTCGCTTAATTTAGCCATTCTTATGCCCCTATTCGAAATTATCCTTGTGTAACTTATAGGCAACGTAAGCATCCATTAAAGCAGCTACGTTATCTATTTTTTGGTCTCTACGCTTTTTCAAAAGTTTTCTATTGTTATTATTGTCCTCAATAGTTATACAATTTCCCATTGTAAACGACATCATTTCTTGATCAAATTCCAGACATCTATTTTCAGCAAGTTTTTTTAATTCGCCAAGCGGAACAGACTCTGTTCTAACACCCTGACGAACAACTTCAATAGCATAAGGTCCATTGTCTTCTTCCCAATGCTCGACAAAACTTTTTGCATTGTAAGGATCATAGCCAAAAGCTCTAACATCGTACTCATTAGCTAAAATATACTGATCAAGATCGTCATAAACTGCATCTATATCTAATGTAACGCCAGGCATTACTATAAGTGTTCCCTCTTTTAAAAATTCGTCGTATTTAGCTCTCATAGAAGCTGATAGCTTTAAAAGAGTTGTTTCCGTTATATAACTTAAAGTTTTTATTCCAAATTTATTTTGAGACAATGGAAACAAAAATGTAAACGCACAAAAATCGTCGCCCTGCGATAAATCTGCACCCAAAGAGCATGGCATTTGCCAATAAATTGTTGGCGCCACGGCTGTCGGTAATGTTTCTTCATACGTAAAGAAGTATGTATAGCCTTCCATGGGTATACCAAATCTTTTAGCCAAAATATCGTTTCTGGCCGCAGGATTCTTTTCAGCTCTTTCAACTTCTAATTGATATGTCTCATAAGAAACAGTTTGCCCAATATTGGGCTGGGCTTTTACCCACATTCTAGGATCATTAATTTCGTCTATGTCATCTAAGCGATAGTACCATATAGAAACATGTGGATTTATGTATTCTCCTCTTAAAATAGACATCAATTCCATTTTTATATCGTCGCCAGCCCCATTTCTTACAGTTCCTTCAGAACTTGTAGCCAAAATAAGGTAGTCGTCGAGTTTTGATGCACCTTGCTCCAGAGCTCCTATTACATCTTCGCGAATATCACCAGATAACCATTCATCCACAGATGAAATTTTGGGTCTAGCCCCTTGCAATTTATCAATACTCATAGGCCTTGATTCTAAAAGAGAACCGGTTAGAAAATTTTCAATACCTTTTTTTGTAGATGCCAATTTAACTCGTTTAGCTTTAAGTCCTGTTGTATTTTGCAATGAACCTTCGGTGAGAAATTTAAGTAACGGACCTCGGGCTCTTGCTATTGCCGTGCGTATTGGGGATAACACTTCGTCTGATTGTCTAATAGTAGGAGCGGTTGTTATTTGGTTTGTTGTTGATGTGTCGACATTTAGAAAATACGATTGGATTGTCGACACGTACATCGACTTAGCTCCTCCACGAGCCATTATAAGAAATTGCTTATTTGTAAGTCTTTTAAGTATACGTTTTCGAACATAATGTCCTGACCCGCCATTTAAATCGGGTTCGTATACACTTCTTTCAACAAAGTACCACCATCCGAATATTTGTTCGGCCCATAATTTGAATGTATCTAGTAATTCCAGATCGGATCCATCTGTTAATGTCATTTCATTATTGCAGTATTCAACGTAGCCATTTATTGCTTCATTATCATAATAAATTCCAGGATTTTCAATCAAAGCATCGATGCGATTCATTTCCATAGAAATTTCTTTATTAATCGGAATTTCTCCGCGAATAACTTTTTCCCGAAACTTTCCATAATATTCTGGAATCGCGCTATTGGACAGTGTCATTTTCTATTTCCGATTCATCAAAAAGCATGTACAATCGCCATTCAAGTTCTTCAATTTTTCTCTGAAATGCTTCATACATTGTGGTTGTTGATGGCGGATCAAATAACAATCTAACACTTAAATAAATATATGTTCTGATCATGTTGTATTTTGGATCACTATATAGCAAACTCCATGTATCATTATCATCGGTTATAAAAACAGTATTCTTGGGGCCAATACCCAATTGAGTCAACTTGGACAAGCAGGAATTTATATGAAGAATAATATCCGGGTCGAATTCGGTATGTTCTGGAGTAAGGCCTAAATTCTTTTTTACGCTTTGAAGAATACTGTCCGGATTAACATTTGTATCTAGAACATTTTCAGCATCACTCATATTGTGTTTCCTTCTTCCAAGGTATAGTATCGTTCGGAAATCTGATTATAGGATCTTTACTAATATTTTCAAAATTTCCGTAATGTATTGCGTTATGCGTTTCAGACGAAACACATATCAAAAATTCAGGATCTACAAGGTACGCGCTATGAGCCAAAATATCGTTTTCAGTTATAGGATTCATATGGTGAATATAAATTTTTCCATAAATCGGATACCCTTCAATTCCCAAATCCATTCCGTTATCACGTATAATAACTTCGTCGCGTATTCTTCGCCATTCAGATGACATATAAAATTTTTGATTTATCCATCTACTAGAACCGAAAGTTTCATATCCAATGTTTCCAGATAATTTTAAATATAAAAAACGTTCCTCAAAAGTTTTAAACGTTAAAAGTTTTGTATAATTTCTATTCTTCATAATTATTTCTATTTCCACTATATATCCGCATAGCTTCAATAGCATTTTCGTATAGTTCTTCTATATGTTTTGCTGTTTCCAAAGATTCTATTTGAGCACCTACTAATTGGGCTTTTCTTTCTAGCAAATCCAACTCTAATTTGTCTCTTTCGTTTGCCAATTTCAAATAATGAACTATAACTTGAGTTGGCGCAGTTCCGTCTTTTAATTTTTTTTCAGCTAAATCCACCGCAAGACCGATGAGTTCTTGTTCTTTGGCTTCTGGCGTCATTGCCGGGGGACGTTTTTTAACAATTTTCCCAGACTTTTTATTATCTTTCATAACTATTTCGTCCTTAAAAATATAGTTTGCATACAGATTTCTATGGGAATCTATCAGTTTTAACAATGAAATCGGGTGGCATTTCATTGCTTTCACCAAACGCCCGAAAGGAGCCGGTAAAAAGAAGCGTGGTAACCAATAGATCCCCATAGAAACCTGTAAAATATACAACCCCCGGAGAATTTTTGAAG